CTGCTTAACTGGCAACTTCTCACCGCGACCGACCGATAACGATACGCCTTTCTTCATTTCTTCTTAGCAGTCTTTGCAGACTCTTTGAAGTCTTTAGCGGTTGGCGCATTTTTGCTGCCAACCTTGTTCATCTTCTCGCCAGACCCCGCAGCAATACGTTCGCGTTTAGCATGAATGTTTGCGTACAAACCAGGCTTTGTTGCCATTTTAACACTTCCATCGTTTAAGCGATGCTTTTGCGCGTTCTGCATCACCTTTAGCGTTTTTAACGACACCTGACATTCTCGCGCAAAAAGATGCCTTACGTCCTTTGTCTGCGTCGGTTTTAGGATTAGGTGCTGGTGCCTTTAAGTTACTACCTGTCTCGCGGTTATATTTCTCACGACCTTTAGCCGTCAGCCCTGCACCCTTAGATACGGGCAGTTTCTCACCGCGCCCCACAGATAAAGATACACCTTTTTTAGCCATTACGCGCCCATCCAAGATGTTGCCACACCGTTAGCGTTGTACGCACGGTTTGTTTTCTTTTCAACGTATTGCCTGTGCGCGACGGGGAAGGCAAACGTCACCGCTAGCGCGTCAGCAGCGTCGGGCGATGCCAATCCTCGTGCCTTCATTTCTTTCTTACCTTCAAGAAAAATAGTTCCCGATGAGTTAGGCTTTACCGTAGGCCCAGTCAGATCAGACTTCAACGCCCTATCGTTGGGAATAGACGCTGTTTTAAGCCATTCCTTCATCGTACCCCATAATTCTGCACGTTTGTTGCCGTACATAATAGGATTTTTAGCTTTCCAACCAAAATTTACGCCACGAACTACTTTATAGCGTTGTTCATGCAATCGGTCAAGAATTCCATACCCTAGCCCGCCTTCGTCGAGCACCACGAGCGTTGGCTTGTACTGTTCAATCGCATCGATCACGCGCCCCACGATTGTCATCGTATCCTCGCCGTGGTAGCGATGGATTGCCACCAAGTCGCGCCCTTGCCGAACGGCTATGACGGTCGAGTCCGCACCGCCTCTAGCTGGGTCTACTCCAATAATAATGGGCGCAGTCTCGTCTTTGTATCGTGGTCGTGCCGCAGCGTCTGCCACGTAACTTGGTGCAATAAACTGATCCTCGCCGCTGTTAGGAAATTCACCATACACCTCTACCCGCGCTTGGCTTGAGTCTTCGCCGTACTCTTCAATGATTTGCTTATAGACTTGCTTGTCCGTATCTTCTACTGTTCTTGCGTCCACCTGGCGCGTGCTCCAGAAGTCACGCTTGGCATGGAAGCACTCAAAGAAGTACCCGCTGTTGCGTCGCGGGTTGCTAAACGCCAGCCAGTACCTATCTAATATGTTCTCCGTAAAGAACCCCGCCCCTACCGCCCAGATCGGGTCAGGAATGCCGCTGGCCTCATCAAAGATCAACATCATCCCGTCGTGGTTGTGTACCCCCGCGTAGCTGTCAGGATTCTCTTCTGACCACAACTTACCCTCTGCCGCCCAGTAGCGCGTCCCCTTCCTAAGATCGCGCTCCACCAAGTCACAGATCCACTTCGCCGGTTGCAGCTTGGTCGCGCTGATCTCCCACCAGTGCGCGTTGATGATCATCGTTGACCACTTAGTCAGCTCGCCCCACGTCACCGACCTAAGCTGCGCCTCGCTGTTAGCGCTCACGATCACGCTTGACCCGATCCTTGTAGTTAGCATCCACATAATCAACCAACTTACTAGCGCCGACTTACCGATCCCCCGCCCCGAGGCCACCGCCCCTCGCAGCGTGTCCATGTCAGCTTTACCTTTGTTGTCTTTTATATGCTGCTTAATGTCTCGCAGGATCTGACGCTGCCACATGCGTGGCCCGCTGTATTTAGCCAACGGCGTGTTCTCCTGCCCCCACGGAAACGCAAACAACACAAACGCTTCAGGGTCGTCTTTGATCGCGGGCGACCACAGACGCGTCATTAAGAGTTGTTCATCGTCAGGGCTGTAGATTGGTTTTTGCATGTTTTTTGATTGTTAAGTTTGGCAGCGTGTCTGACGGTTTGTCTTCTATGATTTTAACTTCGCCTTCAATGACTCTAGACTCAGCTGCTTTTAACGCGTCAATGACGCTGATGCGCTGATCTACTTCAATGCTTACCGCTTGTTTGGCTACCCAGCCATGCGTGTGTTTCAATATTTCTAGCGCCGCTTTTGTGTCGCCTTTTTCCGCAGCGTTATGCAGATGTTCGCTGTTTCTATACTCGCTGTCAGCGCGTCCTTTAAGTTCGGCTATTTCGGCCATTTTGTCAAACTCTTTTAGTCGGCGGAACTCTACAGGTAACAATCCTGCTGCTAGCGCTAGCGAATCTTCTTTTAAACCTAGATACGCGGCTTTGTAGATGCGTTCTAGCGTCGCTTCTGTCGCTTTTATATCTCTTATTGTAAGTGGAAGACTTTTAAATACCATGTGCGGCGCGATTTAAAACGTATGGCTGAAATGACCTATTTGACCTAGCGTAAGACATTTTGCTTTATTTTACAACAATAAAAAAATTTTCTTGTGGCCCCACCGGCTCCGTCTGACCGGCCCGCCGGCCCTGGGGGGGGCTTCCCAGCCAAAAGCCAGTTATAAAAAGCCGAACGGGTTTGGCCGCCAGGCCATGCCGCAGG